CCCTGCGTCGATCGACGCGTTGGTTCAACCCTCACTCCGGCACCCCACGGGAGACGCCCCGATGAAGCACCTCGCACCCCCCGTCGCCGTCACCGGCCTAGCGCTGGCGGCGCAACGCCCGAACCGCGGCGGCTCTACGATCCTCGCGCACTTCGACGCCGAGATCGGCGGGCTCACCGTCTACGGCTTCGCGCTGGTCCAGTCCGCGCGCTCCGGGCTCGCCGTGTGGCCGCCGCGCGGCGGCGGGCCGGAGAGCAACCGGCGGATGGTTCTGATCCACGACCCGAACCTGCGCGCCGACCTCCTGCGCGTCGCGCTGCTGGCGTTCGAAGCGCTCGGCGGGCGCTACCCGGAGCCTGTCGCCGAGGATCGCCCGCCAGCGCTTTTGCAAAAGCGCGAGACGGCAACGACTGGCGCGGACGGGCGCAGACAGCCGGGCGGCAGCAAGGCCGCTCACGCGCTTTCTGTGCGGCCTTCCGGCTTCGTCGCTGGTTCCGGGCGCATGATCGCAGAGATGAACATGGCGAACGCGCCCGCTGAGGCACTGGCGCACATCGAGCAGGGGCGCGCCGCCGATGAGTGGTGACCTAGACTCCCTTTTCGCCGCCGCCGCCGAGCGGTTCGGCCTCAACCTCAACTTCGGAGAAGAAGACATGTCGGGTGGCGCGTTCATTCCATCGTGCAACGAAGACCGGGTATGTTGCATCAAGATCGAACCGGGCAGCGGGGTAAGCACGCGAATTTATCCTATTATCGGCTGGGAGCGGCACCGATACGGATACAGGGCGATCACACCTGACGGCGCAGCCTGCGACTTGAATCCAACCAAGCCGGGCGCGTTCGTCGCCAACGCAATATTGCGCAACGGTCGAATCTACTTCGAAGGGAACGTGTTCGATGAGCCCGAAAGGCTCATCGCGCTCGGAACCGAGCGGCTGGCGGCGGGCGCGCGATGAGCGGGGGCGCGTTCACCGGAAGTTCGGAACAGCGTGCTACCTTTCGCGCTGAGCCGAACCCGCGTCATGCGGGGCGGCGGGAAGACCCTCGCCAACCGTCGCACGACGGGGGCGCGGCTGATACGGCGGCTTCGGCCGCCCGTTCGCTCGCGCATGACGGGGCTTCCATGTCCAATCCCCTTCCCAACGTCGAAACCCGCTTCGCCCCGCTCGCCGCTTCCGGCGCGGCGCTGCGCGGCGAAGTGCGCGGGCTGGCCAGCACGTTCGGCGGGCCGGTCGACTCGTTCGGCACGATCTTCGCGGCCGGAGCCTTCGCGCTCAGCCTCGAGGAACACCGCGCGACGGGCGCGCTTCCTCCGATGCTGCTGCAGCATCGCAACGCGGCCGTGATTGGCCGGTGGACTTCGATGCGCGAGACGGCGGCGGGGCTCGAGGTGGAGGGCAAGCTCGACCTCGATCGCCCGGCGGCGCGGGAGGCGGCGGAGATGCTCGCCGACGGCACCAACGCCGGGCTCAGCGTCGCGTTCGTGTCTCTCGCCGAAGAGGTGCGCCGTGGCGTCCGCACGATCACGGCCGCGCGGCTGCTCGAGGTGTCCGTTGTGCGCGGCCCGTCGAACCCCGCCGCCACGGCCGAAGTGCGGAACGCCCTCACGCGGGCCGACGCCGAGCGGGCGCTCCGGGCCGCCGGGTTCCCGCGGGCGGCGGCAGCGAAGATCGTCGCCAGCGGCTTCCCCGCCCTTGGCGGCGTCGCCGACCACGCCAAGCGCGCCTCTATCGTCAACGAACTGCGGGCCGCGGCCCGCGCCATTTCAAACCGCAAGGATTGACCATGAAGCCCTTCAAGATCGAAACCCGCGCCGCCGCGCCCGACGATGCCGACGTGTCCGCCGCGCTGGCGGAACTGACGCGCAGCACGGAAGCCCGGCTCGCCGAAGTGGCGGAACTGCGCGCCAGCCTCGAAGAGATGCGCGCCGAAGTCGCCGAAAGCCGCGCGGCCGCGCTGATCGGCGGCGGCTGCGGTTCGGCCCCGGCGATGGGCGAGACTCGTGCGCTGGCGCGCTTCGCCGACATGCTGCGCGGCCGCGTCGAGTCGCGCGACATGAACGGCGTTGTCGGCCCGGCGGGCGGCTTCGCGGTCCCGCTCGAGATCGACAACATCGTGACCGACATCGTGGCGGACCTCTCGCCGATCCGCGGCGTTGCGCAGGTGGTGACGACTTCCACGAGCAACTATCGCCGCCTGATCAACCAGCGCGGCGCGGCGTCCGGTTGGGCCGCAGAGCGCGACGAGCGCATGGAGACGGCGACGCCGAACCTTGCCGCGATCGAACCGCCGTCGGGTGAGCTCTACGCCCTCGCGGTGACCACGAACGAGGTTCTGGAAGACGCCGCTTTCGACGCGCGCGCCTTCCTGTCGCAGAACGTGGCGACCGAGTTCGCCGCGGCCGAAGGGCTGGCGTTCGTGTCGGGCGACGGCATGAAGAAGGCGCGCGGCGTGCTCGCCTATCCGACCGCCGCGACTAAGGACCATGTGCGCCCGTTCGGGACGCTCGAGCACGTCGGCACCGGCGAGGCCGCGGGCTTCAACACCGCGGATCCCGCCGACGTGCTGCACGACATGGTGACGGCGCTGCGGCCCGGCTATCGCATCGGCGCGGGCGTGGCGTGGGCGATGAACTCCAAGACGGCCGGGCTCATCCGCAAGTTCAAGGACGCGGAAGGCCGCTACATGTGGCAGGCCAGCATGGGCGCGGGCCAGCCGAACACGCTGCTCGGCTATCCCGTCGTCGAGGTGGAGGGGATGCCCGACGTGGAAGCGGGCGCGACTCCGATCGCGTTCGGCAACTGGCGCGCGGGCTACCTGATCACCGACCGTCGCGGCGTCGTCGTGATCCCCGACAACATCACGCGGCCCGGCTTCACGAAGTTCTACTTCTCGAAGCGCACCGGCGGCGCGGTGCTGGATAGCAACGCGATCAAGCTGCTTCGCGTCGAGGCGTGACGAACGGGGGCGGCGCGCTGAGCGCCGCCCTGCGCCCTGCGCGCAGGGAAAGCGCCAGAAGGCCGCGCGTCGGCGGCGCACCCTCGCACCCGCCGCGCCTCTCGCGCTCGCCAGCGGCCCGCGCATAAGCGCCAGCGGGCACCGGGGGCGGGGTGCGAATCCTTCACCGTGGGGGCGGTTACCGCACGGGGGAGTTGAATTTTCGCGCGGTCGATTCAGAGTTTCGAAACGGCAGCGCCATTGACCTATCGAGGGGGCCGAACCTCATGCCCATGCCGCGCAAGCCGACCCTTCTTCACGTCATCCAAGGCACGCGCACGCGCACCGACCGGAGCGCCGAGCCGCGCGACCTCGCACCGCTCGCCGAGCCGCCCGCCAGTCTTCGCGGCCCGGCGCTGGCGGCATGGCGCGAGATCGTCGCGAGCGTCGCGCCCGGCGTGCTGGCGGCTGGCGACCGCTTCGCCCTCGAGATCGTCGCCCGGCTGCTCGCCAAGCTGCGCAGCCGCGCCGGGCTCACGGCCGCCGAGACTTCCGCCCTTCAACGCGGCTTCGCATCGCTCGGCATGACGCCCGCCGATCGATCGCGCGTCGCGCCGGTGGCGGCCGCGACTCCCGCCCCTTCCGCTTGGGATGCCCTTCATGACTGAAAGAATCACTCGATACGTTCGTCTCGTCATCGACGCGAGCGGCTCTCAGAGCGGCTCGCGCGAAGTCAAGCGTGCGCTGGATGACATCAACGCCAGCGTGAAGCGGACGGCGGCGAGCTTCGACTCGCTGCGCAACCTCATGGCTGGCGCTCTCGCCGGGCTCGGAATCCGCGAGCTTGCGGCGCTCGCCGATGGCTGGTCTCAGGTTGGCGGCCGTCTCCGCAACCTAGAGGGCGATGTCGCCGCGGCCGTGAACGCGCAGAACGAGCTACTCGAGATTGCGAACCGGGCGCGCACCGGCTTCGAAGAGGTGGCGACGCTCTACACGCGAGTCGGCACGGCGGCGAAAGACCTTGGCTTGACGCAGGCCGACACGCTCGCCGTCACAGAGGCCGTCGCCACTTCCTTCCGCGTGGCGGGCGCGAGCGCGAGCGAGGCGGCGGCCGCGGCTATCCAATTCGCGCAGGGGCTCGGTTCCGGCGCGCTACAGGGTGACGAGCTTCGATCGATCCTCGAGAACAACATTCCGCTCGCGCGCATCATCGCCGCCGAGTTCGGCGTCAACGTCTCTGCGCTGCGCGAGCTTGGTGCCAGTGGCGAGCTTGTCGCCGAGAGGATCATTCCGGCCGTGATCGGCTCGCTTGACGAGCTTCGGGCGCAGTCCGCGAACCTCCCGGAGACGATCGGCGGCGCGTTTACGGTGCTGCGCAACGAGCTACAGGCGTTCGTCGGGCGGCTTAACGAAGCGGGCGGCGTGACGGACTTCTTCTCGCGCGCGATCCTTCTTCTCGCCGACAATCTCGACACGGCGGCCGTGTTCGTCGGGGCGCTCGCGCTCTCCGCCCTCCCGGCACTGGCGGCGGCCGTGCGCGCCGTTGGCGTCGCGGTGGCGGCGAACCCGCTCGGCCTTCTCATCACCGGCGGCGCGGCGGCCGCGGCGGCGCTCTATGAGCTTTCGACGCAGACGGTCCAGTTCGGCGACCGCTCCGCGACTCTCGGCTCCGTGCTCGGCGTCGTGTGGTCCGATTTCACGTCGCTTCTCTCTGACGTGGGGGCCTTCGCGTCCACGGTCTTCTTCGACTTCACCAACTGGCTTGAGAAGCTGGCGCAGGACTCGGCGCTGGCGTGGGGCGACTTCATCGGCGCTGCGAAAGCTGCGGTTAACGGCGTCATCGCGCTTGGCCTGTCGTTCGTTGACGCGTGGTCGGGCTTCTTCGCGGCAGTATTCGAGGCCGCGCGCGCGACGTTCACGGGCATCGGCGAAGGGGCTGCGGCCGTGGGGCGCGGCGTTCGACTCGCGCTCTCTGGCGAGTTCGAGGCGGCCGCCGCTGCGTTTGGGAACGCGTTCGAAGGGTTCGACTACGCGGGAGTCGCGCGCATCGACAGCGAAACGGCCAGCGAGATCGGCGGGAACTTCGGGCGTGACTTCATCGCCGAGGCTGGGGCCGTTATCGAGCCCTACCTTGCTAGCGTGTTCGAGCGCGCTGGCGTGAATGTGAGATTCCCGTTGGCGGCACCGACTCGCGCCGCCGGTGACGCATCGGAGATCGTTGCACCGGGCGGAGAGGCGAGGCGGGAAGCTGACGGCGTGCGGGAGGCCGCCGCCGCGGCCCGTGGCGAATTCGAGGCGGCGCGCGTCGCCGCCGACGAATTCGGACTCGCCGTCTCAAGCGCATTCAACTCGATCGGCCAGCGCGGCGTCGATCTTGTCGTTGACGGGCTCACGTCGGGCAAGTTCGCCTTTAAGGACTTCGCGGACTTCGCCATCAAGGAGCTTACCCGGCTGGCCGTGTCGTCGGTCTTCACGCAGATCGTGGGCCTGCTCGGCGGCGGGCTTTTCGGTGGCGGTGGCGGCGGGCTCTTCGGTGGCGGTGGCGGCGGGCTTTTCGGTGGCGGTGGCGGCGGGCTCTTCGGGAGCCTGTTCGGCGGGCTCTTCGCCGACGGCGCGGCCTTCCGCGGCGGTAACGTCGTCCCCTTCGCCCGCGGCGGCGTCGTCGAAAGCCCGACTCTTTTCCCCATGTCGCGCGGCCGCACGGGGCTTATGGGCGAGGCGGGGCCGGAAGCGATCATGCCGCTTCATCGCCTCCCCAATGGCGGGCTCGGCGTCGCCGCCGCCAGCGGCGGCGGCGGGCAGGTGATCCACGTCAACTACGTGGCGAACATCGACGCCCGTGGGGCCGACAGGGAAGGGCTCACGGAGGTGAAGCAGCAAATCGCGCAGGATCGCGCGACGTTCAAGCTGCGCGTCGTTGAGGCAGTGCAGGAAGGCAGCAAGAAGCGGATGCTCAGGTAGCGCGGCGGGCCGCCAGCAGCGCGAGCGTGGTGCCATGGTCGCCGCGCGCGACCGCCTGCGCGAGGGATTCGACCGCTTCGGCGCTGGCGTGCTCGCCTAGCAGCGCACGGGCCATGCGACCGATGCCGTGAGCGCGTCCCATCTCGAACGCCTCACGGCGCGTAGCGCCGAACTGGCGGGCAAGCCGGGCGTCAACGGCCGCCACCTCGGCGAGCACTTCGGGGGCGTCGGAAACCTCGATCGTGAGGACTGCGGCGGGCATGGCGGGCGCTCCGGTTGATGGCGCGCCGCGATTCGGCGCGTCATCATCGTAGCGTCATCCATTCTTAGAAATAAATACGAAAAATCAATGTGTTAGCGTCACACCGCGTCACACGCTGGCACACATCGCGTTCGCTCCGCCCGGTCTTGGCGGCGGTGTCGGCTGTAAAACGGGAAGTAGAGTCGCCAAATTGGCGACTCTTCTCGCGCCCGTTCCCTATCGCCCCATGCGCCGTCTCCGGGTGCCGCGCCTCATAGATCGCCTTGCGGCGCGCGGTGAAGCGGGCGCGTTCGGCTGTATCGGACGAAACATGCTACATCTGTCGCAAGTCGCCGCGCTCCATTTGGCGGGCTGTCTGGCGGGAATGGATTCCATCGCGACCTAAAATGCTATCGTTATAAATTGTTTACGGGCAATTCTAGGCAGACACCCCATCCGCCAGCGCCGCCGCCCGGACGGCGACGGCGAGGGGCCTTCACCCCTTCGAGACGACGACCCCGCCGGCGTCGCGCGCGCAGGCCGCCTTCCTGACGTCCCGCGCGGGGACGTGCGCCGGCGGTCCACCGGCGCAGAACAGCCGCGCCTCGAGCATCTCGATCTCGCGGTCCGACAGTTCGTCGAGCCGCGGGGTTCCGCCGTCCTTCG